AGTAACATTTAGATTGGCAGCATTACCGTGAAAAGCCATTGATTACTATTCTCCTTCTTGGTTATTTATAATGTTTATACTTGTTGTAATAAGAAGCGATACTTCTTACCAGAACGCTTGTTGAAGAGGAAAAGATCGTCCTCACCCTCTTGAATTTGATAATGTCCCCAAGTTCCATCCACATCATTTCCTCCAAGATGCTCATTAGAAAGGTGAAGGTCACCAGTTCTTATGTTATCACCGTAGATATTTGACCATCTTACTGAGTTTGTACCCAAGTTATAAGATGAGTCTGATTGTGGTGTAATGTCTCTACATGTAAGAGTTGCTGTCATTGTGTCAGCAGTATCTGATCTGAGGAATGATCCAGAACTTACACCGTCAAGAGTATCAGCATCTAGTCCTGAACCAGAACCATCCACTGTCTTGATCAATGTCAAGATCTCTGATGCTGACTGATCAGCAGTAGCACCTGATTCAATACCATCTAACTTACTGTGGTCAGCATTGGTGAAGTTATTATCTGTCTGTGAAGCAACAGAGAAGTCTAACGTACCATCACCATCTTGATATGTTACCGTAATACCAGACTCAGTATTACTTGATACCATGGCACCCACGATATCCTGAACCTGCTCGTTCGATAACTGTGTGTTAGCAGTTACATAACCAGCACCATTGGTAAGTTGATTATTGTTTGTTACGTTAGTTGCACCTGCTTCAATACCATCTAACTTACTGTGGTCAGCGTTAGTAAAGTTATTGTCTGTCTGTGATGCTACAGAGAAGTCTATAGTACCATCACCATCTTGGTATGTTACAGTAATGCCTGATTCAGTGTTACCTGAAAGCATTGCTCCAACGATATCCTGAACCTGCTCGTCTGATAACTGTGTGTTTTGAGTAACATAACCTGCACCGTTAGTGATAGCGTTGTTGTTCAGTGATATGTTTGCCGATCCATCAAAAGATACACCTGCGATTGTCCTTGCTGTAGCAAGTTTAGTTGCAGTAGCAGCGTTTCCAGTACATGAGCCTGATGAACCTGAAGTGTTACCAGTAACGTTACCTGTCAAGGCACCCACAAATGTGGTGGTTGTTAGTGTATTGGAACTTGGATTATACGATAACCCTGTGTCAGACTCTAGTCCTTGTGTTCCAGTAGCACCATCAACAAACACTGGGTAAACAGTTTCGTTTGTGCTATTGTTAGCAGTGATCGTTGAGTTCGTTGCTAATGTAGCAGTTGCAGAGTTTCCTGAACATGCTGCTGATGTACCAGAACTTGTGATATACCCTGCACCGTTAGTGATAGCATTGTTGTTCAGTGATATATTCGCTGAACCATCAAACGATACCCCTGCGATTGTTCTGGCGTTTGCCAATGCAGTAGCAGTAGCAGCATTACCAGTACATGACCCTGATGAACCTGATGTATTACCAGTGACATTACCTGTTAGGTTACCAACGAATGCTCCTGATGATAGTGTGATACCTGCAGCAGCGAATGTTGCAAGTGTTGACCCGTCAATCGCTGCTATGATACTACCAGTACCACTGTCATCAACAGTCATACTTGAGTTTCCTTCAGAGATAGCAGTGCTATCAATTGAAGCAGTTGATGTTGATGTTATTTGACCCTGTGCGTTTATAGTAAGAACAGGTATCGCACTACCAGATCCAACAGTACCTGCAGATACACCAGTGTTCGCTAATTTGCTGCTCGCAATAGAACCTGCAAGTTGAGCATTAGTTATAGTACCACTTAGACTACTTGTAGGATAATTGGTAGCATCACTCAAGTTGAATGCTGGAGTTGCATCTGTTCCACCTAGTGTCAGTGTAACGCCACCCACACTCATGGTTGAGTTCGCTAAGTATGCATTACCGATTGCTGTACCCTGCCATACACCCGTGGATATAGTACCAAGACTTGTAAGTGATGATGCAGTAACGCTGGATCCTAGTGTGGATGCACTTAGAACTGATGTGTTGTCGATCTTGTAGACCTTACCATCAGCAAGGTTCATGTTCTCTGATGAACCAAAGTTATCTCCTGTCGCCTCAAACTGGAAGGTCTTATCACCATCACCTGAGTCAACTGTAATACCACCACCATCGGCAGCAGAGTCATCAGCAGCACCAGTTGCAACCTGAATATTTTTGTCTGCGATGTTGACTGTTGTGGCATTCACAGTAGTTGTGGTGCCGTTCACAGTCAAGTTGCCTGAAATAGCAACATTATCTGCTAGAGTTGTGGTACCACCTGCAGAGTCTATCGTAAGATTACCTGATGATGTTGTAAGTGTATTTCCATCCAGCGATAAATTATCGACAGCAGCAGCACCTGAAACTGTTAGTGTGCCTGTAAATGTATCACTTGCATCTGATCGTAAGAAGGATGCTGAACTTATACCATCAAGAGTGTCTGCATCTAGTCCTGATCCAGCACCATCAACAGTTTTGATGAGTGTAAGTATTTCACTTGCACTTTGATCTGCTGTAGCACCTGCTTCTATACCATCTAGTTTCGCATGGTCTGCAGTTGTGAAGTTCTCATCAGTCTGTGATGCTACTTGGAAGTCAAGTTGACCATCAGTGTCATCATAGGATACTGTGATACCAGACTCAACAGCACCACCCACCATTGCTCCGACAATATCTTGGATCTCTTCTGCTGTCTGGTCTGCGGTAGCACCTGACTCTATTCCATTCAGTTTTGATAGTAAAGCATCAGTAAATGCGTTGGTGTCACTATTGTTCTCATATGCTGTCTTGATTTCTGCATCCGACTGATCTGCGGTAGCACCTGCTTCTATCCCGTCCAGCTTAGAATGATCTGCTGTGGTGAAGTTTTCATCAGTTTGAGATGCTACAGTGAAGTCTATCGTACCATCAGCATCCTGATATGTTACTGTAATACCTGATTCAGTGTTACCTGAGAGCATGGCTCCCACGATATCCTGAATTTCCTCATCAGTCTGATCTGCAGTAGCGTTTGATTCTATGCCATCGAGTTTTGTGTGGTCTGCATCAGTGAACACATTACTATCAGAAGCACCATCAACTAATGTTCTTATCTCAGCAGCAGTCTGGTCGGCTGTCGCACTTGCTTCTATACCTGAAAGTTTTGATGCAAGAGCATCAGTGAAAGCATTAGTATCATCCTCTGCTTCGTATAATGACTTGATTTCAGCACCTGTTTGATCTGCTGTCGCTGATGCTTCTATACCATCGAGTTTTGCATGGTCTGCAGTGGTGAAGTTTTCATCAGTTTGTGATGCTACAGCAAAGTCTATAGTACCATCACCATCTTGATATGTTACAGTGATTCCTGATTCAGTATTACCTGTGAGCATAGCTCCGACGATATCCTGAATTTCCTCATCACTTTGATCAGCAGTAGCACCTGATTCAATTCCATCAAGTTTATCATGATGAGCAACTGACATTACACCAGCTGCAGATCCACTTGCCTCAGAAATCGTAGCATTATTTCCTGTGCTACTTGTGATTGTAACTGCATCTGTGGCAGTTGAGGTTGCTAGGTTTGTTGTTGTGGTAATTGATGATGTTGACGCTGCAGTGATACGACCCTGTGCATCAACTGTGATTACTGGTACAGCAGTTGCAGATCCGTAACTACCAGCAGAGACAGCAGTGTCTGCCAATAAATCTGCAGTTATAGTATCATCTGCTATATGTGAGTTAGTAAGTTTACTTGCAGCAAGTAGAGTTTTGATATCACTCGCTGTCTGGTCTGCTGTTGCACCTGATTCTATTCCATCGAGTTTGGTTCCGTCAGCAGCAACATCACGACCATCTATGGTACTATCACAAGTTATAGCACCATTGACAGCAAGACCTGTGCCATTTAGTAATTGGAAACTATCACTCCTGAATCTTCCAGTGATTGCCTGTGATCCACCTCTGATGTGTGAAAATTCAATAGCACCATCTTCAGTGCCATCGGTTGCATCTAATATTTTACCTGTTATCTTAGCATAATTTCTTTCTGTGCCACCATCACTCTCTCCAGCAAACTTGATCTGTCCAATATAATCGGCATCAGCAGGTGATGCACTGTTCCTGAATAACTTGAACTCAGGTCCTGCAGCAGAATCAGCAGTCGTATCTGTTATAGTAACATCACCTGTGCCAGTTATATTGCCCGTAACGTCGATACCTGCTGTAAAGTCATGGTTACCTGTCGATGTGATAGGTCCATTACTTGCTACTGCAACTGATGCAGATCCATTACTGATAGTTGTACTATCAATCGCTGTGGTAGATGTGCTTGTAATACGACCTTTGGCATCAATTGTTAGAATTGGAATCGCTGTTGAAGATCCAACTGTACCAGCAGATACACCTGAGTTAGCGAGTGTTACTGCACCAGCTGATGATGCTGTAGCGTCTCCAGACATAGCACCATAGATGTATGTCTTGACTCTACTCATGTCGGAACGTCTATTTGTTCCATTACCACCATCGTCAATGATGAATTCATCAGCATCTACAATAGCAGCACCTATATCTGTCGCTCCATCAATATCAAGGTTTGCTACCGAGAATGCTCCACCTGCAGCACCCATATATGTCTTGACATCTGACGCTGTAATTTTCCTATTAGTTCCACCACCACCATCGTCAACAATGAATAAGTCTGCATCTGCAAGAGAAGCACCAATATCTGTACCACCATCAATGTCCAATGCTGATAATGAAACCTTATTGGCAGTTGAGATTGTTGATAACTTACTGTCAGCAATAGAACCTGCTAACTTAGCATTGGTAATAGAACCTGCAAGTTGAGCGTTGGTTATGGTACCACTCAAACTACTTGTAGGATAATTGGTAGCATCAGTTAGATCGAATGCTGGTGTCGCATCAGTTGCACCCAGTGTCAATGTCACACCACCCACACTCATGGTTGAGTTTGCTAGGTAAGCATTTGCAATCGCAGTTCCATTCCACACACCTGATGCAATTGTGCCTACACTTGTAAGTGATGATGATACTATAGATGACCCAAGTGTGGTACCACTCAACACTGTGGTGCCATTCAGCTTGAATCCTTTACCTGATGCAAGATTTATATGTTCTGATGATGTCCATGAGTCAGTAGAGTCAACCCAGTTCCATGTCTTATCTCCATCTCCACTGTCAATTGTGATACCTGCACCATCTGCTGCTGCATCGTTTGCTGCACCCTTGGCGATTTCAATGTTCTTGTCCTCCACTGTCATAGTGGCAGTATTCACAGTGGTCGTGTCTCCATCCACCTGTAAATTACCAGTAACAGTAAGATTATTTCCTATGGTAACATTACTTGGTAAACCTATTGTAACTGTGCCTGAGCTCTCTGCTACTTCAACTTCGTTAGCAGTGCCTGAGAATGTTATAGTACCACCCAGTGCTGTTGCAGTTGAGTTTGATCCATCAGTAACAGTGATCGAGCTGTTTGATAACTTACTATTTCCAATCGAACCTGCTAACTTACTGGCTGCGATAGAACCTGCCAACTGAGCGTTGGTTATGGTACCACTTAGACTACTGGTAGGATAGTTGGTAGCATCAGTTAGATCAAATGCTGGCGTAGCATCAGAAGCACCCAGTGCTAGACTTATACCACCAAAAGATACTGTGCTGTTTGAGAGTAATGAGTTACCAATTGATCCAGCAAGTTTTGATGCAGCGATAGAACCTGCTAGTTGAGCATTGGTTATAGTACCACTAAGAGAAGATGTAGGATAGTTGGTAGCGTCAGTCAGATCAAATGCTGGTGTTGCATCTGTTCCACCCAAAGCTATACTTATACCACCAAGTACGATATTATCATTCGCTAATTTACTATTTGCTATTGACCCTGCTAACTGAGCATTGGTTATAGTACCAACAAGAGATGATGTGGGATAATTTGTAGCGTCACTTAGATCAAATGCTGGTGTATTATCTACTGTTCCAAGTTGTACCGATACTCCACCGTATGATACACTATTGTTTGCTAAATTTGTATTATTTAATGGTGTGCTGAACGTAGTCGCTCCATCGACTGTCACAGCACCATGTATTCGTACGTCAGACGCAAAGGTAGAGACACCAACAAAAGTTGATATTCCAGCGATAGTCTGAGTAAGTCCACCTACCTTGGATAAAACTCTTCCTCTTGACATAACGGGTATTTAGATTCCTATTCTTGTGTTATTTATACTTCAGTTAGACTGATTTTATATTTCTTGCCAGTGATATTGTTTAGCATGTATATATTTTCATCTCCCTCTTGCAGTGTCCAACTACCAGAGGTGCCATCTACTTCGTTGACTCGCTTACCCACATTAGAAAAATGAAGGTCAGCAGCGTAGAAGTCAGTGGCATATACTGCTGCCAGTGAAACAGAACTTGAACCTATACTTCTAAGACCATCTACATCTGGAGTGATATTACCTTTGAGTGTGATGTTTGTGACACTTACACTAGGATCGCCTGTCAATCCAGTACATGCACCATTGAATGCTGCAGCAGTAAGTGTATTAGTATTAGGATTATACTTTAGATCTGTGTCAGTTCTGAGTGTCTCTCCACTTCCACCAGCAGTATCAACAAATGTGATGAAGTGATCAGCAGCAGTGGTATTTGTTGCTGTAATATCTATGAGTGATGTTACCACATCAGTCAATGCTGAACCATCCAATGCAGGTAGAGCACCTGACAAATTACTTGATGCTAATGTACCACTCAACGATGTTGCCGACAATGCACCTGTTGCAGCATTGAAGGTCAAAGCAGTATTGGTCTTTACTGCTTGCTCACCTGTCGCACCACCTACAAACAATAAACTTGTGGTTGTGTCAGTCGTATCAGCAGCAGCAGTGACTAGCGTAGAAGCACCAGTGACTGTTCCTGTGAGATTACCTGTCACATTACCAGTAACATTACCCGTCAAGTCACCAGTGAATGCACCTGCGATTGCCCCTGTCCCAGTGATAGTGGGCGAAGTCAGAGTTTTATTTGTAAGTGTTTGAGTACCAGTATCAGAAACAAGAGTTGCGTCAGAATCACCTATAGTTGATCCACCTGGTAGAACCAGTGTGTTATCTGCTCCCTCACTATGGGGTTGAGCAGTTATCTTCTGACCATGACTGTTCGTATAACAATTTAGTTGTATTCTTCCGTTTTGTGCTGAATTATCACCCTCAACTACAAGTTTTGCATTAGCTGCACTTACCACAACACCACTCGATGCAGAACTTATATTACCCTGTAAGTCTCCTGTGACATCTCCTGTGAGATCTCCTGTGACGTTACCTACAACAGCACCCGTGTGTGTTCCAGCCGAATTACCAGTAAGATCACCTGTCACATTACCTGTTATATTACCAGTAACATTACCCGTAAGGTTTCCATCAAACACAGGTGCAGATGCTATACCACTAACACTCAAGTGTTGAACATAGAATGGTGAGTCTGGAGCTAGTGATCCTATGCCAGAAGAAACTGAAGTTATTGTAAGACCTACACCAAGTCTTATCACATTGACTTCATCAACTAACTCATGACCCTGTGCATCCTCAAACTTTATACTAGAATCAGCGATTGAAAATATTGATGTAATACCTGATGTATCTTGTCCTACAGGCAGTTCCATAACTGACAAACCTGCACCAACTCTAATAGTGGTTACACCACTACTTACTACAAATTCGTTTGCGTCTGTAAAATCTAATTGGTTTTTCTGTATATGTACGGTGGAGACACCAATTTGAATCGTACCACCTATACCTGTATTCTCTTTTGCTTCTGTTACAAATACACCATTACCTACAAAGTTTAGTCTGGTTGTAGATCCAGCAAAACCAACGGGAGTTACACTTTGATCCTGTACAGTGAAACCAAATGCTGATCCACCACCAGTTCCTGACGGTGGTGCTCCCCAAAATCTTTCACCATTTGTGTTAGCAAATAATATAAACTCATTATTACTGGGTAAACCTAAATTAGGTTCTGCCTCTTCCAGACCAAGAAAGGACGGGAATCCATTTGTTTGATTTCTAAATGTAGATAAACCAGCATAACTGGTTACACCAACCTTGCCTGAAAGTAGTCTTGCCATTTTACTTAGCGTTCTCCAGTATGCTAACTATGCATTTTTGTGTGTTCAAGAAATCACCTTGAATCTTGAGCACGTCACCTGTTTCTAATACTAATCTTCCATCTAAGAATGACATGGCATCCTGATGGGGTATACGTCCTAGTTCTATAATAGGAGTATCAACTGAATCTCTACTGTGATATACACTGAATGATGTCACAGATGAACTCGTTCCCACGTTTGCTACATTGCCATATATGACTAGCGATGAAACACCTGGTGGGCATGTGTATATACCAACCTTTGCTGTGGTAAGGGTGTGAGTTACAGTCTTGAATTTATTTAATGGTATCGCAGCCATTTATAGATTACCTCCGAGAGCGATAATAAGTGGAGTGAGTTGTGCTTGGATGCTCTTTTGGAAAGCATCACCTGTGATATCACCTGTCTGTTGATTGATGGTGAAGTTATCACCGACCTTTAGGTTACCTCTTTCATCCGTAGATGTATAGACAACCTTACCACCTTGCTCAGATATCGCTTGATTTTCTGGTACCGATACACCACCCTTACTTGGACGTGCTGTATTGATATCTATTCCAGAACCTACATGCTCAAAAGTATATGATGAAGCAAGGATCAATGACTGTCTGGCGAACGGGACAGTCGAACCAACACCGACTGCGTTTGGTAACGTCTGATCGATAGTGATTGTAGAGACACCAGCTGTAACAGGTGTCGCACTATTTATAGTATAATAGACGGGCGACATGACAGCAGTTGCCTCTGCTGTAGTTCCTGAAGTTGGAGCAGCAATTGTCACCGTGGGTGCTCCACGATATTGTGATCCAGATGAACTTACTTCTATTGAAGTTATGCTACCAAAACCATTTACAACAGCGACACCTTCAGCACCTCTACCACCTGGACCTGTGGGAGATGCTAATGTAACAACAGGAGGTTGTGAACTTGTATATCCTGTACCTGCGTTGGTTACAGTAAAACTTCTTACTTCATTGAATAATTCACCAAGATAGAATGCCTGACCTGTGAATGGTCTGCTGGTCAAACTACCGACTGTAATGACATTATCATCTACAATACCTTCGACTGCTACTGCACCTGTCTGATTTACTGTACCAACACCTGAAGCAACCAGACCTCTCGTACCGAATGAAGCGTTGGAATTATTGACATCACACTGTGCACCCGACACAGCAGTGATACCTGTGACATTACATATGGAGAATAGTGAAACTAATTGTGCATATCCGTTGTTGCTGATTGTAACACCTATACCACCTTGGTTGTACTGAGTATATGAGTCAACGTTCATTGACTTCAAACCTTCAGCATGTGAACCGTCAACCTTTAGACCCTGACTATTTGGTATGAAGTTTGTACAGTTTCTTATGTACGGTGATTGTGTGATGATACCTGCTGACCCGTCAGGTGGGAAAGCAATGATAGCACCTGTGTTTGCAGCACCTACAAATGATAAGTTCTGGAACAGTGTGCCATTTTTGGCATGAAATAGATCCACACCAGTATTTGATGGCGTAACTTGTGTCTGTCTTAGATCATCACCATCTATCGTGACATTGTTTGGTACGATAACTGGATTGTTTTCTGTATATAAACCTGCAGAAACTCTTATAGTATTACCTGAAGTTGCTATCGCTACCGCACCACCAATAGTTCTCTTCGCAGTTTTGAGTGTGAATCCATCATTGCCATCATTTCCATCCTGATTGACATGAAGTATATTAGTGACACTAGCACCTGCACCCACCCATAACAACTCACCAGATTCACCTGCTGCTAGAATACTTTTAGCAACACCAACTGCACCTGATGAGTCAAGGAATGTACCACCTATCTGTACAAATCCATTAGAACTATCACCAGGTGCTCTTGCAACTTGTAGGAGATACTCAGGTAATGTAGTTCCAATACCTACCCGTTTGTTTGTTGGGTCGAAAACAAAGTTGTCAGCACCTTGGAATTTACCATCCGATGCTTTCTTGAATTGTATTGAATTATTAGCGTCAGATGCAAGTGTATGAATTTCTGCTTGTGTAGACCATGACACACCTGTGCCACCACCTGTTGATATTATTACCTGTCCGTTAGTCCCTGCTCCCTCTGCATTATCCTTTATTGCACCACCAAATAGAGTGTCACCTCTTACATCTAGTGCATTTGCAGGTTGTGTACTACCTATACCAACCTGACCTGCTGCTACAATACCGTCAAAGTTAGCAGTTGTTGCTACATCAAGACCATATTTGGCATCAGTTTTACCAATACCAGTCTTCTCCGTCTGAGCATCAACGACCAGAGCCTGATCACCAACCTCTAAACCTTTTTCGACAGCAAACTTCTTATTTACTGATGCCATTTACCAGTGCACTCCTTAGTATTTGTATTTATCAACTGATACGCATGATATAAGCGATAGCATAATATGGAGGTAAGTTCTTATCTGTGACACTCTCCCCATCTGCAGGTGTTGCTGCAGTCAATGTAAGACTTCCACTCTGACCTATTTGGTCACCTGATGTAGAACCTGGTGTAGAATTGTTAGCAGTAAAGTCTTGAACACCTGTGTTGTCAAGAACATATCCACCTGACGCATCAGCCTCAACTGCACCTGTTTGTTGTGTGGAGTGTCTGACGGGGTGACCGTGACTACCACCAGTTGCTGTGTGAGTATGATCTGGTACGATAGCGTCTGCACTACCACCTGTAGCACCAGCAGCGTAGGAGTTTCCTCTACCAACAATGAACTTGTCAACCAAGTCTGGTGTACCATTGCTACCATTACAGAGAGCCCAGTTAGTTGGTATATTACCATCAGTTCCAGACCACATTATGATACCACCAATAGGTATGGTACCATTACCTACGAAATCACCTGCGGTACATGTTCCAGTTATGTTAGCATCATCTGTCGATGTGAGTTGCTCTGCCTGAACTGTCCCTGATACAGTTGCTGTTGCTGCAGTTACTGTTCCTGTAATCAGTGCATTTGAAGTGGCAATGAGGTTTACACCCTGAACATCTCCACCTGCTTCTATTCTGTCGTCAGCAATAATATCATCAGTAGAATGAATATGTTCTGCAGTTGTTATACCAACAACGGTCAAGTTACGATTTATGGTAGCATCAACACCCACTGAAGCATTGTTATCAACAGTCAGTGTGTGAGCTGTCAATGTTGATCCAGCGAAAGTAAGAGCTGAATTGTCCTGTAATCTTCCGTTTGTACCTATGGTAACAATACGTCCTACTGTAAGATCATCTACAACTAGACCACCTACACTTGCAGTGCCATCTACAGATAATTGTTCACCAGTGTCAGCGTAAGTTTGACCTATTGCTACTCTGTCAAATACATAATGCTCACTACCATTTTCTGTTGACACAGGACCAAAGCGTTGCCACTTCTCTGAACCTGCTTCATTTGTTTGAACCCACCCGATATATCCACCACGGTTCACACTGGTAGCAAATAGGACATTATCACCAGTCTGTGATGATGGTGGTTCTGTCTCTTGGATGCCTACAAATACCTGCTTACCTATCGCACCTGTTCTATTACCTCTAAACTTGAGGTCAATTAGATCTGTATTAGAGTTACTATAGAAGTTCTGGTTGATAGTAAGGTTATCAAATGATGCAGTTGTTGGTAATGATGCAGTTGGAGCTGAAACTGATGTAGTATCAAACTCATCAATAGTTGATACCTCTTCACCAGTAAGAGCATCAATCTTCTTACGTCCGATAAAGAACTCACCTTTATCATTCATAGCAGTGTAAACTACTAATCCACCACGGGTTTGCTCTGACTGTGCTAATATCTGCTCGTCATTATTCAGAACTCTGTCCTGAACCTGTGGCATTGCAGTTGAGTAGTTACCTGGTCCAAAACCAACGTATTCAAATGTGTGACCAGAAGCACGTATGAGTGAGTTTCTACGTGTCTCAACAGGTATGATCTTGATCTTGACTGCTGCTACACTCTTGACATGCGATACAGCATTAGTACCAAGGGCACCCCTTATAATTTTTGTTCTATTTTTATCTGTTATCCTTACAATCTCATCTTCAATCTGTAGATAGTCACCTCTTTTGAGTGTTGATCTGTCATCTAAGTTTATAGAACTAGATGTCGCAGTAAGAGCACTTGCCAATTCAGTGGTAAACCCATCGTAGATAGGCATTGTCTGGTTGAATCCTTTAGCACTTATACCAGATCCATGTGCTAGAGCTGAAGCACCTGAGAATGAAGGTTGTGATGCAGTTCTTCCTATATTGACTGTGAGTGAAGAACCATAACCAATTCTATCAGTAATTGTATGTGTGCCATTATATACTGAATTTGCACCACTAATTACAATTTCATCTCCTCTTCTTAGACCTATGTCAGAGTGTAAGGTGACTGTTGCTATACCACTCAGTCTGTCATGTAGTATGTTTGTAACCTGAGTAGATACACCAACGTGATATATGAAACCACCAGACTCAGAGAAGTTATTGTCTGCAGAACCTGAGAACTGAACTTGTTTTGAATCTACTACACCTGTTATTTTTTGAACACCATTATATTGATCACTTCCAATACCAATAACTTGTATTACATCTCCAGTAGAATCATTTATAGTACCCACAGTAAGAGCACAATCAGTAGTGGATCCTGATGGTCTAAATGGTACACCACTTACTTGAAGTATATCCCCAACCTCATATGCTGAACCATAGTTATTGAGATCTACGCTTGTTATGGTACCACTAGCACCCACAGTTATATCAACTGTAGCACCCTTACCACTTCCTCCTATTAGAGGAGCATTGTAATAAAACTCAGCATTACCACTACTTGTTCCATAACCTATTCCACCTGTTATATTACTGAATCCAGTAATACCATTCAATCCATGATCTACCCCAGTGTTTAGAGTAATTACACCAGAATCATGATTTCCTCCTGTGACACCAATACCTAGGTTTGCTTCTTCTACAAAACTATGAACTAATTCTTTAGTAATACTACGTCTAGGATCATTTGTGATGACCTGACCAATTTTCTCTCTAAGTGGATGAGATACTGCTGGTTTTGGATCAAAATCTATGTTGTCTAAATCTGTTTTAGGTCTTAGATTATTAATATTCTGAGCAAAATAATTTGCAGCAGTAGAGAATGGAGATACATTTGGTTGTGCAATGTATCCTAAGACAGTTAGATCATAGATACCATCCTGTACATCTTTCGTGAACTCTTGTACTTCTTCATTATTGAATACTTGATATGTCTTGTTGAATTCTCTTTTAGTAAAGAATGGAGCAAATGTTCTACCAGAACCAACAACAGACTGATCATGTCTGGTGTATGGTACATTGGTGGTGATAGTGCTGATACCACCAGGATTTGTATTGATTCCTACACTGAATGTAGTATTTCCAGGTACTCCTGTAACTTCAAACAATCCATTATATCCTGTATTATCAACACCATTCTCATTATTACTACTTCTAAGTCTGCTTATCTCAACTATATTACCAACACCCAATCTATGTGGACTCTGTGATGTTATGATACCAGAGTTGCTACTGGAATCCCATGTAGCATCAACAATTGCATTATTTGTCCTTAGATTTGATACTGATGTAAGATCGGTATTATCATTCTTGTAGTAAGTGTCATCTATTAGTGTTGCTGACTCTTGTAATGAGAAACCATTTGTAGGTGCTGACGCTGTGGTTGAATCATCAGGTACAACAAATCTCAATCGGTATATCTTTTCAAGATCTTTTCTTGTTTCAGGAGTTCTTACTATAAATGTATTATTTGTGTCTACTGATACAACACCCTGATTAGTTACAATAGCAGCACGTAGCGAGTTAGCAGCACCTACATTGATATACCATCCATCAGTTGTATCGTATTGTATTGGATGACCTGGTTCACCAGGTTCCTTACCTTCTACCGTAGATTGAACTTTTATCTTACCACCAAGATTGTTTATACCAGATAAACCACTTCCAGCTGTTGCGTTGTTGAACGTGGTTGCGATTTTTATCTGATCATTTTGTAAACCATCAGTAATAGCAAAGTAATCTCTGTCAGATTCTATATTGTCAGGAAGAGATCCATTATCTGAATAAAATCTTATTTTCTCACCAGTAAGGAAACCATGTACATCTTCAAGAGTTATAACATTACTGCTAATAGAGTTGATACCAGAATTACTTCCTACAATAACTGTCTTTCTACCCGTTCTCCATGTATCAGTGTCAGGATCAGCACCTGGCATAAGAATGTCAGCACCGTAAGTTATATTTTGTATAGAGCAAAATAACTTATCATTTATTTTATTACCTACAGTGAATCCACTCGCTGTCTTGACTGGTACAGTATCTCTGACTTTATAATTACTGAGGAATAGTCTAGTGTCAGTGTTTACACCAACAGTTGCTTGTACATCTATTGATATCCAGTTGACATCTTCTGTTTTATTGAATGTTTTCTTAGGTGGTACAATCGCAGTGATATATGCCTTATCATCCTTGATGAATGCTTGTGACTTGAATCCATCTGATTCAAGAGCAGTGTGACCAAAGTTTGAGTTAGAGTTTGTAAGTGATATGTCACCACCAGACTCAGTAACAAATTGTTTCGCATAACCTACAGCGAAACATGATACCACCTGCAATACAGAGTCTCTCGTGACTTTGATATGGAAGTTCTCGTATGCTGGTTTGTATAGTGCTAAACCATCAGTGTGTAGTGTAACTGATGTACCAAGTGTGGCTTGATCTTGCCATGTACCAGAAGTTTTATTATACTTTACGAATGCATTATCATCTTTCTGTAGTCCGATACCTGTGAACTGTGCACAAACCATGGACTTGAATCCAGTTGCCTTACTACCATCAGACAACATACCACACATACCAAACACTGAACGTAGAGAACAGTTGAATACATATGGAGATGCTGATGTGACACTATCACTCTCCACAATTACTACAGGAGCAAGTCCTGTAAGTGATGGAGTTGCAGTGGACGGAGGAGGTACAGGGACTGTATATGTAAATGAAGTTGCACTTAGAACCTGTGCAACCACATGACTACCATCATAATCAGTATTGTTTACGCCATTTATTATTATTGGTGTTTCTACATTGAGATTATGCTCTGTCTTAGTAATAACTGTGACAACTGTGGTTGCAATAGCAGATGATGCATCTGTACCAGAGTATATGTCTTGTATTTCTAGATCACCTAGTCTGGATATTGCACCAACTATGCGTGATTCATCAACAGTCTTTTGGAAGTCAGAATTTGCAGGGTAATTAGGTAATGGTCTACCACTGTTAGTTCCGTAAGCAAGGGTCAACTTAGCATAATACATGTCTAAGTCAGTATTACCCTTTCCAGATACTATATTATTACCATCAGCAAACTCAAAGCAGGTAAGTTTGTGGTGTGAGAAGTTTGGTGCGTATACGTTACTGGTATAATCTTTGAATATTCTATCAGCAGGGTCACCATCAAATAAACTAAAGTTGAAGAAGAAACAACCACCAGTTACCCTGAAAATTGCTGATCTATCAATGTTATCATTATCTGGTTGTGGTATAAATTTTGGTCGTATCTTTGTTTTTCTAAGGTCGGTACCTATAATAGATGTACCTCTTGGTAGTATGACACCACCATGTATTGAGTTGAAATGATATAATACGTTGTCTGGATCTTGGATATCAAACTTTGTTCCAATTGATAATTGACTGATTGATGCTGCTGTACCATTTACATCAGTAACATTACCACTATCATCAATAGCAAAACCAGGTCTATTATCAATATAGTGCACACCTGGTGACACCATAATTGAAGTTTTATCAAATTTATCGTTATCTTTTCCTAACTGATATGAGAATCTAGCAGATTCTATCAGTGCTCTCTGTATTGTTTTGAACGGACGAGTTCTGGAATTACCAGTGTTGCTAACATCATCTGTCGCATCGAGTTC